CTATATGTTTTATTCAAACATGGCTATTGATTCCATTCAAAACGCCAAAATTAACTTCCTCAAACAAACAGTTAAGGAAGAATCCCTTCAAAAACCTTTAGTTGATTTCGTTGAGGCACAACGTGTCTTTACAAAACAAATTTTTAAGTCTGCAAATGACGTAATGAACATTGCTTCAGAAACATTTGCAAACGCAATTACAGGTACAGCAAAAAAGGGAGCTTAATATGACATTACTAACTACATTTGGTCCTGGCTTTAAAGACATGGATAAATTCTTTGTTGGCTTTGATGATCAGTTTAACCGTCTTGCTAAAATGCATGACGATATGACGAAAAATATTCCTAACTATCCCCCTTATAACATTAAGAAGACAGGCGATAATACTTACGTTGTTGAAGTAGCTGTGGCCGGTTTTTCAAAACAAGACATTGAGATTGAACTTAATGATGGTAAGATGTTAATCAAGGGCAATGTTCAGTCAAACGAAGCCGAAGATAATTTCCTGTTTAAGGGAATTGCCAATCGCGCATTTACCCGCTCTTTTGCACTCGATGATCAAATCGAAGTTCAAAATGCCGAGATGTTCAATGGTATGCTTAAAGTATTTTTAGAGCGTATTATTCCTGAACATAGAAAGCCAAAGAAGATCGAAGTTAAAGATACTTCAGAAGCTAAACCTAAAAAAACTAAACCCCAACTACTTACAGAAGATCCACAAGATCGAGATCTGTAAGACAAGGCCCCTTCGGGGGCTTTTTAAATTGTTCACAAGACAAGGAAAAGATATGAATAAAGAACTAGAAGCACTAGGGGGAGTCGACGCCCCTAAACTATCAGATTTCTGGGCATGGGTGGGAAGAACATTTACCCCGTCTTACCAAAATGAAATAGAAAGTTATCTTAGCGATTCTGTAGATCATAAAGATCTAGAGACGAGAACGAGAACATTGGTAAGAAGAGGTATGCTATAATGTTAAAGAAATTACTAAATATTATTATCGAAACTAGAATGGCATTAGCCAAAAGACACTTAAATCGTTTCAGAGGATCATGATTATACTATCACTAATACCTGTCAGAAGAAAAAACTGGGTCATTAAGGCCAGTGTTTTTGATGACCAGATATTAGTGTTTTTTCACAACCCGTTAACACTTGCATATTTCTTTAAAATATTTTATAATGAAGAATGTGCTTTTAAATTTATAGAAGAGATTGTTGTAACATGATTAAAGTTGTAAAATTGATTACAGGTGAAGAGTTGATTGCAGATGTAACGGGTAGTGAAATACTTACCTTAAGTAAGCCTTGTGCAATACAAATGGTCCCATCACGTCAAAACCCTGAACAACCTATGATGGGTATGTTCCCTTATGCGGCTTTTACTGAAGATCATTCTATTGAGGTAGATAGGGCTAGAGTTGTCTGGAGTGCAAAACCTGTCAAAGAACTCTATAATCAATATAATTCAGCTTTCGGTTCAGGCATTCAACTGGCCGGTCTATAATGTTTCACGTCATAATGCAAAATATTATGAAAAATGAAAAGAAGTCTCAACCCGTAACACTTGTAAATCCGATTAACTCGGAGGAATGGATATGTGAGGACTATACTGATATACGTATCATTGATGGTGTAGAATATGTCAAGGTACGTAAACCTCACATGAGACATTCAGTATCTATGCGCAAAGAGGCGTTACGTAAGAAGTAACAGTTGATAGTAACGTGAGATAGCTATATAATAGACTCATTAACTAAGGAATGTTATGAAAAAGTTTCTCGTAGTATTGTTACTTTTAGTCTCAGCTAGTGCTTTTGCGCAATATCGTCATTATGGCCATCACGGTCACTACGGTCATCGTCACGGTGGTGGTAACTGGGTTGCCCCTCTTATAGGTGGTGTAATTGTTGGGGCTATCTTAACTGATGCTGCACGCGCTAACCAACCAGCACCACAACCACCAATTATTATTCAACAACCGTTCCCTCAAACTAGTACATACAATTGTTTGGTTCAGGTATACGACCCTATTACTCGTATCGTTAAAAACGAAGTAATGCTTTGTGTTAACCAATAACACACCTGTAGCTCAACGGTTAGAGCAGGGGACTCATAATCCCTTGGCTAGGGGTTCGAGTCCCTTCGGGTGTACCATATTATGAAAACTTATACTGCTGAAATATTAGACTCTGAAGACGGATCCGGTGATGCTGTACTTCAATTACCAGAAGCTTTCTGTAAAGATGATGACTGGCGAGAAGGTGATCGTATCCATATGGAAGTAGTTGGTGAAACTGTTAAGTTAACGAATATAGATAGGAATAGACGTGAAGGTATATTTGAGCAAATACCGTTACCATTGGATTAGTCCATATACGGTACTGGAAAAAGTCTTCTTCTGGCGTGAAATTGAATACGATGAACCTATCATTGATAAATGGTCAGATCGTCTAACGCCTATCTGTCAAGGTATTCAAAAAGTTCTGGACTTCATTCATCCTAAGATTAATTACGTTAAAATAGATCGATGGGATACGTGGAGTATGGATTATACTCTTTCTCATATTATTGTTCCGATGCTTAAACAGCTTAAGGAAACAAAACACGGTGCACCCTTCGTAGATGATGAAGATGTACCTGAAGAACTGAAGAGCACATCTGCACCTCCTAAAGAAAATGATTATGATACGGATGAAAATCATTTTAAGCGATGGGACTGGGCACTTAATGAAATGATCTGGGCGTTTGAGCAAAACCTTGATACTAACAGTGAAGAGAAGTTCTTTGATCATGCTGAATGGGATGAGAAAGAAAAAGACTTTAATAAAAATCTTCATAAGATTAAAATAGATCAACCAGGGCTTAAAGCCCATCAAGATCGTAAAGCAAACGGGTTCCGTTTATTCGGTAAATACTATCAGGGGTTGTGGGATTGAGTATTTTAGTTATTACACCTACAATAGGGTCACCAGAATTAGCTGATGCTGTACACTCAGTATTAAATCAGACGAATAAAGAGGTTGAACATCTTCTGGTTGTAGACGGTGTTCAGTTTTCATCTAAGGTAGACGAGGTATTAAACGATGCAAGAATCATTACAGGTGGAAAAGTTAAACGAATTGATTTACCGTTTAACACCGGTGGCGGGGGCTTTTACGGCCACCGAATCATGGCTGGGTTTGGCCATCTTATCAATCACGATTATGTTCTCTTCTTAGATCAAGATAATTGGTTCGAAACTGATCATATAGACTCCTTAATAAATACTATTGAGAGTAAGAAGCTCGACTGGGCATATTCACTCAGACAGATTTTTGATAAAGATAAAAATTATATTACAGTTGATAACTGTGAGTCATTAGGTAGGTGGCCTGCATGGGTAAATAAAGATGCCTATTTAATAGATACAAGTTCATATTGTTTTAAGACATCCTTCTATCGACAAGTATGTCACATCTGGGATTACGGGTGGGGCGGAGATAGAAGATTTTATACTATTTTAAAAGACCATATCAAGCATGACAATTATGCATGCTCTGGTAAATACACACTTAACTACAGGCTAGGGGGTAACGATGGCTCAGTTCAAGCCGAATTCTTCATTGACGGGAACAGCAAACAAGCGGAAGTTTATCCCGGCGGTTTTCCCTGGAACTTGTAGACCGATAACGCAGGGTAGCTCAGTAGAAGAGCGCTGGACTCATAATCCAGAGGTCGTAGGTGCGACTCCTTCCCCTGCACCCTTTATTATTATACCTCATAATATTATACTGGGGTATAACTGATGAGAGCGATTATACTCGCTGTATTACTATTTGCTAGTAATGCATTTGCGGTTAATATAACGGCACAAAGTTGGCTTGAGACTGATGATCAGGGTAACTTGATTGAGGGGTACAATATTACCGAAGTTCGTTCTATTGCAAGTATTACCAAGTTAATGACCGTAATGGCTGTTATTGATAGTAATCAAAACATGCAACAGAAACTTGGTAAGTATACAAGAGAGCAACACATTCAACTGGCTTTAGTGAAATCAGATAATAATTCTGCTAAAGTGTTATGTGATAATTTTCCAGGCGGTCGTTTTGAATGTATTCGCTACATGAACGAAAAAGCAATTTACCTGGGGATGTTGAGGACTAAGTTTGTAGAGCCAACCGGGCTAAGTCCAATGAATATCAGTACTGCCTTAGACTTACTTAGATTGGTATTTGAGGCAAGTCATTATTCAGAAATAACTCAAGCCAGTCGTACTGCCGTACTTACTATTAAAAGTGGTAAGCAATCTCAATCATTCAATAACACCAACCCTATCGTTGGCAAGCGTCATAGTTTTATTGTTAGTAAGACTGGAACTACAAATGCAGCCGGTGGCTGCATTGTCATGATGGTAGATACGGATGTTGGACGCCGTATCGTTATTGTACTTGGAAGTAAGAATGGTAAGGTACGAATACCTGAAGCCGAGTTTATTGTCTCACAAAGTTAATTCCAGTATTTAGAAGAATCTAGGTTATCCCAATACGCCTTGTTATTGCGATTAATAAAATTCTTTACAAGGTATGTTGCCATACCAAAGTATCCCATCTTTTTAAATCTGCGTGAATCTTGTCCGAAGTAATGGTTTAATATTTTAAACTTTTTAGGGCTGTACATTCGAGATAGGAAGTAGTCTTCAGACGTTACAGTCTTTTCAGGGAACCCTCCAAACTCTTCAAACCTATCTCTACGAGTCAGCATGAATGCACCAACTGCAAATGGTGAGAAGTACTTTAGGGTGTGGTTTATAATATTAAAAAGAGTAAATCCAATTACTGCTCTAACATCATTATCGTAGCATTTAATATTTAACCCAACAAGATCTAAGTCTTTTGTTATTATTTCTCTAACAGCATCCTTAATAACGTTATTGTCAAAGAAACGAACATCAGCATCGATGAATAAAATATAAGGTGTTTTAGTTAGGTAAGCTCCATTATTCTTAGCTTCAGAAACAGGACCGCCTTTAATAATTTCTACATTTAAGGAATGACTGTTATCCTGTATGACTTGTCTAGTATTATCAGTTGAACAGTCAGCAATTATAATTCTAGTATCACCTATATCTTGAGAACGGAAAGAATCTAGTAAGTGGTGAATATAATCTTCTTCGTTCTTGCAAGGTACAACGATAGTAATTTGATCAGATAGTTTCATCTGTTTCCTTAGTCCAGGTAATAATTTCCCAGCGCCCATCCCAGTGTTCAACTAAGGCAGTACAAGACTCTACCCAGTCACCATCGTTCATGTATACTACACCGTCTATCTCTTTTATTTCAGCATGATGTATATGACCACATATTACTCCATCGTAGCCGCGCTTTTTACAATAACCAGCTAAGTTTTTTTCAAAGTGAAATATAAAGTCAACCGCTTTTTTTACTTTTGTTTTGAGATATTGACTAAGACTAAAATACCCAAAGCCAAAGCGATGACGTATCCAATTGAATTTGTTATTGAGCGATAAAACCACATCATATGCACGATCTCCTAAAAATGCTAACCAGGGTGCAAGTCTGGTAATACCATCAAACATGTCACCATGTGTAACAAGATAATGTTTACCATCTGCACCAATATGTTCGAATTGATTATGAATTTCTATCAAGCCAAAACTGAACCCGTAAGGTATCATTGGTCGTAAAAATTCATCATGATTACCAGCAATATATATTACCCTGGTCCCACGTTTGGCATGACCTAGAACCCGTCTCACCACATTAGTATGAGACTGCTTCCAACGCCATTTGTTTTGTTGTATGCGCCAGGCGTCAATTATATCACCTACCAGGTATAAAGTATCACAGGTATTATATTTTAAAAAATTATTTAGTTTATTGGCTTTACAATCATTAGTACCTAGATGAACATCACTGATAAAGATGCTCCGATACTTTTTTGAGCTCATTACAGCACTATTGGTATCCAGAGCCATATTCCTTGACTCATTAGTAACGCTGACAATGCACCAACTACAATACTTGCAACGTAAAGTGCAGGAGCAACAGCTAATATACTAGCTGATAATAGAACGATAGAAATCTGAAAACCTGAACCAGCAAATGTCATCCAGGGACCAGATTTACGAACTTGATCGCGCTCGGCTTCTAATGCTCGTGCTTTAGCCATTAATTCCTTCTTACCTTCACCAGTAGCTGGTTCAGATTCGTAACGATTAATCTTAGCAGTTAATTTGTCTGCTTTATCAAATTGTTTTCTCTCAACTGCATCGTCTCTTGCCATTTCAGCCAGGGTCTGCTTAATAGACTTAGCCTGATAGAAAGCCCAGGTATCGTTTGCTTTAATAGTATTGTTTAATACTTTAGAACTATTGCCAGAAGCAATATAGGTATTAATGGCCAGAAGTGCAGCAAGTACGGTAATAAGCCACCCGGCTTTGTCTTTGATCTGAGCTTCACGCTCACTCCTACTTAGAGGTTTCTTTTCTTCAGCCATAAGTACTCCTTATTTTTTAGCAATCATTGCTTGAATTTTTTCTTGCATCATTTTAGCCCAGAATGGTTGGGGGAAATTCCAGCCAATAAATGCACCTACTGCTACCCAAAGTAAAATATCTAACATAACTTTCTCCTTTAAAATATTTATTAACCAGGTAAAAATCTACCTATTAAACCATTAACTAATCTGTCAGACAGGTCATCTGGAAGAAATTTAAGAAACCCTAAGAAGTATAACGCTACGCAGCCATATACAAATATCTTTAAACACATATCAAATGTTTTTTGGTATTCATTCATCTTCCGCACCTATTACCTGTTTGACAAAACTGATGCAGTTCATAACCACCAATAAACAGTATGAATAAAATAAATGCGCTTGCACCTAATATTACTGCCCACTCATTTAGCTCTGCTTCTTTTTGTTTACGTTTACGCTCTTGATCGTTAAACATTCTTAAATCATTGGCATCATCAGCATCCATTTCTGCTTGACGTGCTTTAATCTTATTCCAGACGTCTATTTTACCCGTCTGCATAAACAACATCTTTAGTTCTTCTTCAAAAGCCCTAGCCTGTTCTAAAGCCATTTCAATCTGAAGCGCGGTTCCCATGTTGGAACCTTTCTTAGACTTTTTAGCCTCCATTAAAGCTTTTGTGGCAGTGCTCTTAGCATCAAACATTTTACCGATCATAGGAGCAAGGGATCCCAGATCGTTAGCTACTTTACTAGCTTTCTTAACCATGCTAATTGCAGATTGTATACCTGCAAGTGCTGTCATTGGATCGATCATTTCTTCTTCTCCTCTTTGTCTTTTTTACGCCACTCTAAACAGACTACTTTTCGGTTGTAAACATCCCCACTCCATGTCCACCTGATACATTCAGGTGGTTTAATGTACATGTAGAGGGCTAGAGCGGTTCCAAACATTATTTGTTCGCCAGTGGGTTATCAACTGCTTTTTGAATCTTGGTATCGACTTCTTTCTTCAACTGAACGACTTCACGTTCAATTTCTTTACGTGTATCAGCCATTTCTCTGCGAATAATATTTGCCTCGTTACGAGCTTTCTCTAAGTCTTCTCTGACTGCTTTACGCATTTCTCTCATTTCAGATTCTGTTTCACGTTGTACTGTTTTTACACTACGTTCAACTTGTTCGGTAACAGATTCATTTCGGCGAATATCACTTTTAAGATCATTCTTAATATCACGTGTATAGTCACTCGTCTTACCAGAATTTTCTTCTATAACAGCCAGCCTTTTATCGAATCCAGAGAGGTCCGGTGCTTCATAAGAGGCAATTTTCTTTTTCATACCTTGATAGTCTTTGTATACTTCAAAAGTACCGTAAAGACCGCCAAGTGTAGAAGATACAATAGTAAATGCAACCATTAATTTTGCTGGGGTAAATTCATAACCACCAATACTGATAACAGTATCTTTTGAAGCGTACTTCTTTACTGCTGCTTCTGCTTCGTCAATCTTAGCGTTTACGTTTTTAATTTCTTCTGCCATTTTACTTCCTTATTTGTATTGTTGGTCAACCATTTGTTGGTGTAATCTATCAGAACTCATTTGTCTTAATGCTCTGACGTTATCTACAGTTCTTTGATTTCTATAAATTTCTTTAGGTGCATAAAATGCAACATCTGGCATCATAACAAAATATTGTGCATAATTTGCAGGTTGTTTTGCAATTGACTCAATCGATACATTACCAGCTAATTCGTTATTCGCAACATTTTTCTTTACACTGTCATTCTGTTGAGAATTATCATTCATTTGAGGTACAAAGGGTCTTGACTCCATTGCCGAGTCAACTGCATTTTTAACTCCAAACTTTATACCCTCAAGCATGGGTAATTCAACTTGAGGTTGAATGGTCTGTCTGATAGGGGTAACCAGACTGTAAGATACTGTAGGAGTAGCCACAGATACATTAGTTTCTTGTCTAGTTGTATTTTGATAACTACTTTGTTGAGTTGTTGTACCAGTAAAGTTTAAAGTACTTGATTGAGAACTAACGCTGTTGTTAATAGATTGTTGTACTCTTGCAGTATTAGATGCATTACTTGATTGCTGACCTCCCTGTAAGGAAGCCATTGAGCTTTGTGTTGTAGTAAATGATGCTTGGGAACTTGCTGTCTGTGAAGTGCTAGTTGACCCACCCCCCGCACTCATACTTTGTGATTGTTGATCCCCTGCAATCTTCTCAGCTTGTTGCTTAGCTGATTCACCTGCAGAAAATGCTTGTGCATCTGCAGATTGTACAACAGACTTTTCTAGTGCAGACGTCTTGTCTTGATTAGAACTAATCATACTAAGAACTGAAGATAAAGAAACAGTAGTCTTAGATGACCCTGACGAGTCACTTACCTCCCCAGCCTTCGCCTGTTGCCCCCCTGGTGCAGGTTGTTGAGCCGATGCTTGTTGCATTGGTCCAGGTGCGGGAGCTCCAGCTGGAGCAGGACCGCTTTGTTGAGGTGGTGGAGGTTGTGAGCCTTCAGGTGGAGGAGGGTTACCGGGGGGAGGAGGACTGCCTGGAGGTAGCGGTGCTCCTGGTGCCATTGCAACCATTTCAGGCGGTGGCGGAGGTGGCGCTGATACTGTAGCTTCTGTCGTAGTAGTCTTAGGAGCTAATTTAGCCAAAGCATCTGAATAACCGGGACATGTAGGGCTACTGAATACATTTGTTGCACATGGGTCTACAGAATATTTTAAACTAAAACTAACATTATAGATTTCCGGTCCATAAGGTCCTGCCCACCCATTATTATCTCTACCTATAAAACCATACTGTACCTGCCCGATAGAAGGTACTGCAAGCGGTGTTGTAAAGGTTTTTGAATAATCAAATTGAGTCCAATTAAATTTATAATTTAACGAAAATGCATCCCCGTATAATAAATTATTAGCAGCTCTACCATTAGTATTATCCCAGAAACGAACTAAAGCTGTCAAACTATCTGTACCACCATTATCCCACCCGTTACCGTTTTTTGCCATAAATCCAAAGTTATAACCATTAACTTGAAGACCTGTTGATGAAGGTAATAACGTAGAGATATGCTGTTGTTGATATATGTATGATGACCCGTATGAGAAATTAATGTTACCACCTGGCCTTACAATTGGACTTGGTCCGCAATAACCAGGGTC